ATGGTGTAATCCTTGAGGTTCTTGATCTCGGCGTCCTGTGATGAGAGGCCGGCAAAGGGATCCGTTTTTGCGTTTGCAGTCTTCGCGTTGGCAACCTGCCCGTTATACAGATCCCAGTTAATCCCCTCCCCGCTCTTGCTGAGGATATCCAGGTGCTCACTTTCCCATTTCTGCCGGGCTGCTGTCGTATCTTCAGCACCCAGACGGCTGGATTCCCTGAGAGCATCCTGCACTCCTTTGATGTTCAGGGATGCAGCGGATCCGAGCATATCCCATCCGTTTTTAGCCCGGTCGAGCGCCTTGATCATATCGACGCCAATAACGGCCGTGGTAACAGTGAGCTGATCGGATAGTTTCGCCCATCGTATTTTGAATTCATCAACCCGATCGAGGTCCGCCTGCGAGATGCCCGGAGCGGCTTTGTCGTATGCATCCAGAGCATCGCCGGACTCGTTGATCATCTCGGCAAGGTTCGCCCATGACCTACCAAGGATCTCCTTTGCGGCCGCGTCTTTCGCCTGAGCTGATGGCATCCGGTCGAACGATTGCAGGAGAGATCTCATCAGCGTGTCGGAATCAACATAATTACCGTTGGTGTCCTTCACGGCAACCCCCATCTCCGTAAGGGTTTTTCGCAGGGCTTCCCCATCTGCGGTGTTGGCCGTGATTCGGGCGTTGAGGTTTTGCATCGTAAACGTGAATGCCCCGAAATCAGTATCGGTAGCAATAGTAGCCGCCCGCCATCGTTGCGCCTGATCGGTGTTCATCCCGGTCACATACGAGAACTGCTGGATCTCTTCCTGGTATTTCTCGGCGGTGTCGATGGTGCTCTTCAAAGCGTACCCAACTGCAAGGATAGGGGCAACTTCGGCGCCGATAGCGGCCCCCCATTTTGCCATATCACCGGTACTCTTATTGGTCTCATCTCGCCATCCGGTGAGATCCGTTTTTGCCTGTGCGATCCCGGATTGCAGCCCGGTAAGGTCCGCCTTGAACTTGACTACGAGGCCCTTATCTCCCATCAGTGCATCAATCAGGCTCATGCATTATCTCCTGCGGACGGTATCCCCCATGCCTGCTGCACGAGCTCGTCCTGGGTCTTGGGGATCGTCTTATCCTCCGTTCTGTTTACCATGTAATCGGCCGGGCAGGATTCGGTCCCGTGGAAACTTGCATAGACGGAACAGAACTTACCGTTCAGGAGATCGAGGAATTGATTCCGCTCTTTCTCCCCTTGGCGTCGTGCCTCAATTTCCGCTATCAGTTCTCCGTGTGTCATACACCACGTCCGTTCTTCTGTAATGCCGTACCTGAGGGCGATCGGGATGATGTCCGCCATCAGGTCGGTAAGTTTTTTGGTCCGTCCACCTCTTCTGAGGCGCCCTGTTGTTTTTCTTCGGGTGTCTTCGGTTTCCAGAGGACGGTTGCCAGCAGTGCGTTCGTTATCGCAGCGTTCAGGGTAGCGGATTTGCCATCCTGGAGGAATGCAAAAACTGCATCGCCCGCATCCTCGCTGCCCGCCACATTGAGGGGGAAGACGTGGACGAGCTCCCCTTTTTGATTCTCCATCCTTAATCCCCTCCACACGAAGAGGCCGGAACCCGTAAGACTATGGAGAAAATCAGGGAATTCCGGATAACCGATCCGGCGCCCGCTGATGGTGCTGAACGCGGTCTCCAGTGCTTCGATATCCCCGCGGTCGAACCGGAGGCAGGTACCTTTCCCCAGGGTGAGCGGAACAGCGCGATCGGTCATCCGTTACCTCACGCGGGTTTCGCTACCGGTCCTTTCTTCACGACGAGTAAGTACGGCTTCGGCATCTTGCCAGTCTCGTAGACCACGATTGAGACGTACTTCTTTTTCCCGGCTGCAGGTGCGGTGATGGTCCCGGATGCGGCAGCGGATGCCACGAGAACACCCTCAACATAGATCGACCCGGCCGTTGCGGTCGGTGTGATGGTGAATGTCGTGTTGTCGCTGAAGAGTTCCACCTCGTACGCATACACAGCAGCTGCTGCTGCGGGTACCGGTGTGATCACGTTCGCGGGGGTGTCATCATCAGCTATCGCAAAGAACGGCGTAGTCAGGCCGGTGGCGGGGGTGTCGATATCCGTCATACCGGACGTCGGAGTGATAGCCATTTCCCAGGTGACGTTGCCTTTCTTATCGATCGGTTCATCGAACGACGAGATCTTTGCCTCGAATTTCACGCCGGTGAATGCCAGCGCCCCCGCAGATGGCCGGATAAGGTAGACAGTCCTCTCGGTCTTTGCCTTGAAGTCCGTCCTGAGTGCCTTGTGGACCGCCGAGCCTATGTAATAGATCTTGATCGATCCATCGGCCATGGTGATGGTCCCGCTGCTCTTGGTCTCGTAACCACCATTCGCTGCAAGTGCGTCGTGGGTGGTGTTGTCGATCATGTTCAGCGTTTCTTTCGGTCTTTTCGGATCGACAGATTCTCCGATGTAACTGGTTCCCCAGATAACATGGTAGCCGCCTGCCGATTCTGCCATTTCGCCCATAGTGGTTCAATTCCTCCTTTTCTTCTCAGTATGAATACCGAATTGCGAGATCCCTGTGATACGTGAATAGGGGGATCTCTGTGTTCTCATCCGGGGTATCGCCGGCGTCGAATATGCTGATAACATACACGCCGCTGGTGGTCCCGGTCGATAGTACGGTGCTTCTCGTGCGATGCAGGGCCTTCCGGACGATCTTTGATAGTTGACTTCCGATCCGGTCAACTGACGAGAAACAGGAGCACCGGACTCGTGCGGATGCGAACGAATCCGTGCTGGTGTCGTCGTCAACGATATCGGATATGTCCGACACGACAATGTACGGCAGGACGATCGTGGTTGGCACTGATCCCTTCCGGTATATCCGGGTGCTCACAACGCCAGTTACCGCCGAATTTGCTTTCAGTCGGGTGATAATCGCAAGCACCAGATCGGGCTCGTCCGTCATTTGAGCATCAGCTCCACGATCATGTCCTGATACTTTTCGCGGTTCTGGTCGAGTACCGGCTGGAAATGCGGATGCGGGGGCTGGTAAACCTGTTTTGTGAATATTTCCGTGCCGTCGTCAAGGAAGAAATGCAGGAATTTCGCGTTCTTCGCCTTGATGAAACCCCCGAACTCATGCTGTTTGGCGTCTACCCGATCGGTGCCTGTGAGAGCATAGGGAACGCCATCGGAGTCAATGCCCGGTTCGACGTGAACGGATTGCCGATAGTTTCCTTTCTTGTACAGGCCGATCTCGGTGATCTTTGCCTGCACATCGGTCTTGTACTCATTTGCGGTGAGGTTCGGGGCTATGGCCTGCCGGCGTTGTAGTTCTGCCGCGAGTTCATCGAGTCCTGCGAACAGTTCTTCTAGACCATCGACAACCGGATCGACCATTTCACAGCACCTTCTGCAGCCACGGCCACACTACTAGCAGGAAGACCGATATGATCCCGGATATGATACTCAGGGCCACGGCTATACGGCCGAGCCCGGTATCAAGCCAGGACCCGACCGCCTTCTCGCCTTCGTGCAGGTTCTCCAGCGGCTTGATCTTCGTGTCCTGCATGTCGAGCCGGTTGGTGAAGATCTCTGCCTGTGCATCCAGGGCCTTGTCAATCCCGTCCCGGCAGGTCCGGCAGGATTTGTTCTCTTCTTTGAGGGTGTCTTTGAGATCCCGGATTTCCCGGCCGAGGTTGACCTCCATCCGGTCAATCCGCTTATCCGTCTCCTCCATTGCTTTCTGAAGGCCACCGATAGCCAGTAGGACCGCGTCGTTGTCCATATCAGGCACCCCCTGTTGCGCCTGCAGTGGCAATCTCGCAGGTAATGTGCGATACGATCTTCTGAGCTGCCTCATAGGTTTTCTTAACAGGGCCGATTGTGAATGTGCCAGTAAACCCGTCTTCGGTGCTTGTGATAGTATCGCCTTCACTCACAACCGTGCCGGTCGGGAGTACAACACGGGGCGTGCTGGCGATGAATGCCGGATTGCCCCGGAATGATTCTGTGGGGCTCGAGAACCGACATGAAACCGTGGTGTCTGTCGTGGTTTTGACGAGCTCGTTGTTGCTGTCAACGGCCCCGGTGTAAGTGTAGTGGTGGAGCGTGGCGGTGTGGATAAGGAAAACGGAGGGGTAGGGCATTCAGTACCCCCGAATCATACGGTGGTTCCGGACGATTGCAACCCCGGATCCCCCGGCATAGGCAACGTATGTATCGATCGCTATCCTGGCTTTCGCCTCGTACGCCTGCGCCTCGACCTCCGGGGACGTGCTGAATGAGGTGCCGTCACTAAGACCCATGGAATTAGGCCGGCTGAGCTCGTGGCCCTGCCTGCGCTTGATCTTGGCAATAGTCAGACATATCGAGGCGGTCTTCAGCTGGGTGGCTGTTGTGGGTGGGGTGAGCCCCTTCTGCTTGAGAATATCGTTGATCTCCTCGTCACTGCGGGCAATCATATTGCCAATATCGACAATGTTTGCTGTACCAGTCGCCGAGCCGGTTTCTGTGTACACATCGGTCGTCGTGCAGTACGCCATGTCGCTCCTACTCCACCACGATCCACCCTTTCTCGGGGCTGTAAATCACCTGGATTGTGGTCGTGCTGACTATCGCATCGACATACGTCTTGAACGCGTCGAAGTCAGCGAACGCCGTTACTTTGTGATTGGTCATCTGCTAATCCACCTCCGAAAAAAAGGGATTAGCTGGCCGGCTTGCCTGCGCCGATGTAGCGGTAATCAAGCCGGGCTGCTGCGATATCCCATTCGACACCGTACTCAACGGTGCGGTTGTTGAACGAGAACTGGTCCATGCCGCCACCGATGATCTCGGTGTCCGGAGTCTTCTTGAGCAGGCGGGGACCGGGTGATGCACGGTAAACACCGAATGCGACTGCAGGCCGGCCGACCATCGGGTCAGCGCACAGGTACCACTGCTTGTTAGCGTAGGTGTTGCTGGTCGAGATCTGGGTGATTTCGGTATCGACCGCGATCTGGAGAGGTGCAAACTGGTTCTTCCCGGTGGTCTTGTACCCGACCTCGGATGTGAGATCGTATCTCTCGACTGTCATCGCGGTGACAATCTCGGTTGCCTTGGGCTCGAGCTCGGGTGGGACAATCAGGCATTTCGGCCGGGCACGGATCGGGCGTCCATTGGCGTCCTTCTGGGCTGCCATCTTCTTCCAGAGGGAGATGATGGCGTCGTACGAGAGCTCCGAAGTGATGAGGTTCTTGTAGGTGGTGGACTCATCGAACATCGAGGCGTGCGGGCCGTTGACATCAGCGATAATCTGGGTTGCCAGGTTCTCCGCGGTCATGGCTGCAGCTTCTGCAAACCCTGTCGGGATCTGGTTGAATGCGCCCAGGGCATCGTTGATGATTGCCTGGCGGGTCAGCTCGATCGTATCGGAATACGAGTCGAGGATGATGGTATACTGGCCCTCCCCGACCTTGGTCTTCGTACGACCTTCGTGTTCCCCGGTCTTCTGCAGGAGCCGGACGGGGCGCTCGAATGCGACCAGCGGGACCTGCTTGAAGTCGTTGACGCTGACCTGCTTGGTCCACATCGGGTATGAGACCGGGTACCGTGCATGGGCGTCCAGGAGCTGGGCGTTCATGTCTGCGGTGAGCAGGTATGAGAAGTCCGAGGTCCCGATAGCTTCTGCGAGCCGGTCGAGCGACTGCGGGCCCTCAACGGTCTTGAGGAGTTTCCAGACTTCTGCCCGGCGCCGGAGGCCGTCAGGAGAGTTCAGGTATTCCTTGGTCATCCTCTGGCCGTGGCCGAAGATTTCTTTGAATTTGGTTTCAGTAATCATGGTAATCACGCCACCCTGACTGCCCATACAGTCACGAGTGCTGCCGGTTGGGTTGCACCACTGGCGCCAGTTACCCGGAGTTTTCCGCCAGCCGGAATATCGTAATAGGCATCATCGATGGATGCTGCCCGGACGATGGCTTTGTCCGATCCACTGGCTGCCATTGCATCGGTGATGGCGTTGGCAGTGCTCTTGACCTGGAGAGTCGCAGATGCAACGCCCGCACCGCGAAGGAGGAGCTGGGCGTCGAGGACTCTGATCTTATGGGTGACGGTAACGTCAGTATCGGCATTTGCTCCCGCGGTGATGGGGATCATGAAGACTTCTGCAATGCCTCCGATCACATCAGACTCTGCAGTGACCTTACAGATCGTGCCATCCATAGTGGCAGGTGACACCTTGGCAAGAGTGACCGCACCCGCGGCCAGCTGGGTGGTTCCCACAGCACTTGATGCAAGGACCCCGCCGGAATACCCGGCCTTGATGACCTCAATCGTGGCGGTCGCTCCTGTGGTGACAACCTCGTTTGCCCATCCGAAGAAGACCCCGGAGGCGAGATTCGACAGGACAATGGGCGTTGCCTTGGATGCAAACAGCGGGGCACCCTTTGCGATGCCTCCGGTGTTAACATCGGTGACTTCGAGTTCCCCGATCCAGGGGCCGAAGCGGGTAACGGTTTCCCCGGTTGTGGTGTCCTCGTCGTTTTCGGCAATCCCGACAAGGTCGCCGTAGATCACGACGCCGCCGGCTGCCGGAGTTGTCGGGTACGATGCAATTACCCGGATGTTGTCCGGGTCGTGAGTTTCGTTCAGCATTTCTTATGCCTCCTTGATACCGGCGAGCCGGTTGGCTTCTGCGAGGGTCTTGCCGTTGTTCTCCATCAGGGAGTCGCGGTAATCCTCGCGGGCTTTCTTGGCATCTTCGGGAGATCCCGATCCGCTGCCGCCATTGTCGTGGACGTCGGACCGTCCGGATTCCTTGAGGATGTCGTCGATCTCCGCTTTCTTTTCCTTGATCGCTTCGGTCACGGTGACGCCGAACTTGACAGTATCGACGCTTCCGTCTTCAGCGAGCGGGACCTGCTTGACCAGGGCCTCGGCGAGTGCCTTGCCGGCTTTCTCCGGGAGCTTGGCCTTGCCGATCTCGGCAGTGACAAATGTCCGGGCCGCACCTTCGGCAATCTTCGCCTTGAGGTCCTTGTTCTCCTTCTGGAGAGTCTTGACCTGAGTCTCGGCTTCGGTGAGTTTGGTCTTCTGCGATTCGTTGAGGGACTCGATCTTGAGTTCCTCCGTAACCTGCTTTTTCAGCTCGGTCACAATCTCGGGATACTTGGTGCGTACCTCTGCGAGAGTAAGGGATTCCTGGTGATTCTCAGGCATTTTCTTCCTCTGGGTGTTCTCTTTCGATTCCCTCAGGACCTCGGCGACTGATCGCGAGTGTCCCCCGGCGCCGGGAATGGTCACAAAATCTACAGAATTGAACGGGCTCGGGTAGAGCTCGGTGATGATCGGGCCTTTAATCCCGTCAGGGGCTTCTCCGGTCTCGGATATGCCCTCAACGTAATGAGAGACGCCGATCTTGCCGGAGAGCCAGCTGAGATCTTCGCGGCGGTCGGGACGGACATCTGCCCGTGCATAGACTCCTGCACCGGTCGGGTTCTCCGGGGATTTGTCCCATCCTTCGGTCTCGTAGTGTCCCGCTTCGGCAAGGACCGCGGCGAGAGTGTTGACCGACCGGGCGGGGTTGTCCTCTTCCTGCTGGCGGGTCGGGTGGTCGAAGTGCATCAGCATGTTCTGCGGGTATACGCCCGCCTCGCATGCTTTCTT